TATACGTTTGCATTATCACCAGTTGCTCCACTTACAAATAAAGGAGTTCCTCTTAATATTGGTGTTGCTTCTTTATTGTGAATATTTTGGTGAAGTGTTTTTACCCAATCAAATGAAAGGTTACCCCCTCCATCAGTAGATAAGAACATATCATTTTGACCATCAGTAAAGGTTGTATCTTCTAATACTACTTGTGAAGAACCACTAACTAATCCACTTGGAATGTTGTATATTCCACTCCATTGAGTATGGTCTGCATAAGATGATGAAATTTCTTTAATGATTTCGTATGATGCAGAAACTGCGTATGAAGCAGATACTGCATAAGATGCTGATACCGCATTTGATGCGGTTCCAAATCCTTGTCCTAAATCGATTTGTGTTGAAGATGATACTAAACCACTCGGAACGTTAGATATACCGTTAAAATCGATTTGTGAACTTCCTGATACAAGTCCTGATGGTTTATTAGTAATAGCACTCCAATCAGCAGATGAGGTTAAACCAGTTAGATTAGAACCATCACCATAAAAAGTAGATGCGGATACAGAGCCGGTTATGTTTAAACCATTAACAACCGAACCAGTACCATTTACTAAATAACCAGTGTCATCGTTCTTCTGTAATAACTGTTGAAACGATGCTGAAATATCCTGAGTTGTTAAATTATAATTTGCCATCTATATCCTTATTGTGGTAAATAATCGTACCGTGAATTAGTTATTTTAATACCCATCTTTTCTATATCTTCTCTTACCCCTTGTCTAAAAACAAATGGTGATTTAAATTGTGTTCCTGCATCAGGATAAATGTCATCATTGGTTTCTTGACCGTATTCAGGAAATAAGTTGTTATTGAAACATAGATAATCAACTAATCTTTCACTAAAGTATTCCGCCTTATTTTTTACCGATTGTCTTTTCTTTTCATAAACTTGTAAATCTGCAGGTAAGTTATTTTCTCCACCTTGAGGAATTAACAAACCTCCATTTCTTGGTCTTAAATAAATTGATTCTAAAGATTCATAATAAGACCAGTAAATGAGAGCATCTTGAACATAATTATCAACAAGAGTTTTATAGTTACCTGTCAAAGTATCATTGTTAATATCATCCACAATTCTATTGTATAATCTACTTCCAAGTAATCTTGTAATGTGGATAATCTGAGCTTCTCTAATCGTTGATTTAATTAAATCAACATCCAAATTGTTGTTTATATCTGTGAAGGCTTTTAACTTAGCCTCTGATATCATCAATGTATTTTGCATCGATATTCTCCTCTTGTTCTATACGGGTTTCTAATTCTTTATCTTCACCACTATCTGCTTCTACTGAGGTGACTACGTCTACTTCTTCACCATCATCAAACAATCTAATTGTTTCTACACCAAGTGGTTCTGTATAACCATTAATACCAAATATTTCTTCAAATACTGAAAGAATATCCGATTGTTTTGGTTTAATTACTGTTTTTTGGAAGTGTGCATAAGCATCTAACATTTCACTTCTACCTCCAAGTTGTCCTTCGGTTTTGATACCAAGTAACATAGGTGAGGAGATTCTGTGTGAGGTTAAAATCTTTTGAACCACCATATCATTAACTGTGGTGTAATAACCATCTGCACCATTTTGAGGAATTGGTGTGATGACTGGTGCTTCCTCTTTACTTGCAACATCCATATACATTAAAGAACCAGCATTATCTGAACCTGCGTATGCTTCTCTTAATTGTCTTTCAATTGTTTCTCTTTCTTCTGCATCTGCATTGGTAAATGTAGTAATTGAAAGGGATGGTGCTAAACCATTTTTAATATTATTTTTATGGAAGTTATCTACTTCCGCATCTAATGAAATTATATTTAAACCACCTTGATAATCAGGTAGAGGATAATATTTCATACCTGGTCTATAATTGTGGAAATAATAAATTTGTGAGGGTGAACTTCTATCTAATCTGTTAAATCTTGGAATATAAACCAAATCTTCATCTTTAATTCTTAATCTACCTTTATTGTTAAATTCTGATGAAATATAATATCCTGGTACAATTCCTCTTTCATTCATACGATGTGCTCTGACGTATGAGAAATCAATGTGATATACATCTGTAATTTTGGTTCTATCGTTTGACCAAATTACTTCTAAGGCAAAACCACCGAAAAGTGTTCTATCTAAAGCAACTTTCTTAAATACATCATTCCAAGATTCACCATCTCTGTTTGCTATTTCTAATACTTCTTCGTTTGTGGTTGTAATACCGTTACCAACTATACCATCAACAATCGCATTGATTGCAGTTGCGTTAATTGAGGATTTGTTATAAAGTTCAATAACATAGTTAGGGAAATCATTCATATCCCCATAATAAACTACCTTACCTTTATCATCCTCAAATACCTTTACAGATGGGTAATAATAATTCCCATACTTCGGTATAATTGTCATTTTATGTTTATTTAGTTTTTTTTCCATTATTATCCTTGGTAAATCTTAAGTACCGCATCTTCATTTGGACTCACATATACAATTTCTTGTGATGCTGAACCTGTTAATAAATTAATGACCTCACTATCACTAATATATTGTTTTAAAATTGGTTCAACTGAACCAGATATAAATGCTATATCACTATATTTTAGAACACCTGTGTTTTTTATGGTTTCTGCATTTATACTACTATTCCATGGAAAATTAGCTGTGTTCCATTTATAAGTAGTAGTTCCCCAAACTTCTTGTTTTGGTTCATCACCATAATATACTTCTAAATCATAAGTTGTTCCAGGTTGTAAATCAACTAATCCATTAGGATAAGAATTTGAACCTGTAATTTTGAAACCTAATGTAATCCATCTTGGATTATTTGGGTTTGTGAAAGTTCCCTTTGTAATCAAAGTAGAACCAGTATCATTTGCCATTGTTTGGTACATCAGAATGGAAAATACTTTTCCACTTTCTAATGAACTTGTTACTAAAGGAGTATCCGTTTCCTTTTGGAAAGTAATTTTATTTTCTTGATTATCTTTTAAATAAATCATATTACTCCTTAGTTAAATAGGATTTAGGGGGTGTTTCCACCCCCCTTATCCAAATTATTATTGAGAGATTGTTATACCTGACAATACTGAACTTAAATCTGTTCCAGTGATGATATCAGCTGGATTAGGTTCTTGTGCAGTGAAAGTCAAAGTATAAGAATTCGCATCTCCAATCGCGGTTCCCGTCTGACCTTGTCCTCCGTTTAACTGAGCACCATACACTCGTCCAACATAAAGGTACTTAGAACCTGATTGGTTGTTGTTAGTTTCAACAACCATTTTTAAATCAGGATTCTGAGCAAGAATCTTCATTTGGTTACGAATATTAGTTTGCAGTTTTAAGAAAACAGCATTAACAGTAGCTTCATAGAAGACTGTTCCATTTTCAGTTGAACCATTAATGGTTTCTGTGAAATCAGAAGTTCCTCTAGTTAAGTCAAACTGATAAAATACACCTGAACCAGTAATTCCTGAAATTTCGTTAGAAGCTTCAGTAATTGTGGTTACAGATCCAGACAGGATATACAACGCTTTAATACCTCCCGCATTATCGCGGCATCCGAGACTGTGTCCCGCAGTTATATCACATGACATTTTATATCCTCCTTTTTAGTTATCAGTTAATATTAAGCTAAGTTGTTAGTTACCCAGAATTCAGGGTATGCAACTTGGACTCCGAGTTTTGTCACGATACGGTGCTTCAGTTTATCTGAGTTGATATCGTAAAATAATTGGAAGTTATCCAAATCAGAAACCAAATCAGTACCTACAACGATATGACGAGCTGGACCAGTTACGATTCTGTTAGAACCTGCTAAACCAACTGTACCTACAATTGTAAGGTTAGTGAATGGGTGTTTCATTGACATCAATGAACCTCTGTTCTCTACTGATGCAGGGTCAAACCAGAAGTTGTTCTGAGTTCTTAACCATACAATGTATTTACGGAAGTTTGCAATTGACATGAATGTTGTTAAGTCATCTCTATCTTGTACATCTACTGCAAGAGCTTCAACTTGTCCATCAACGATATCACCGATGTTTGTTGAAGTTGGAGCTGAAGATGATACGAAAGTAGCACCTGAGCCAGAAGCCAATAGAATGTTAAGACCGTTGATACAGTCACCTGAACCTGAAGCTGCTGTCCATAAGAAGATATCATTTTTCTTTTGGAAGTTAGCTACTAACTGAGAAGCATATTCTTCAGCGAATGCATAAGTTTCTGGATAAGAACCAGCTGGGCCTAAAAGACCGATGTATTTCTTATCTAAATCACGAAGACAAAGTCCATCGTGTGAAGAACGCTGACATACTTCTAAGTCACGTTGTGTATAAGTTACTGAACCAGACTCGGTAGATACACATCCGAATCCATCTTGAATTACAAGGTCAATTTCTTGTAAGTTTAGGGGTTCTTTATATTTTATCCCCTCGCGTACCGTTACATATTCTGCAGTTGAACCAGCAATAACAGATTTTACAAGTAATTCACCTGCAAGTTCGTTATTGAAATCAGCCAATGCAGCAACATTAAATCCTGCCATGATTATTTCTCCTTTGAATTATTTTTTACGAGCTTTCAGAATTCTTTCGAATTGAGCTTTCTTTTCCTCATTGCGAGGTTCGAAAGTTAAATCTACTTTTGCTGAACGTCCGTAAGATTGTTTTTTGTTAGTAATTGTTTTTTCTGCAGCTGGTTGAGCACCAAACTCTTCCTTAACCGCATTGATTTGGGTTGTAAACTCTTCTTTTAAAGATTCCATTTGAGTTTTAAATTCAGATGAAAGAGCTTTAATGAGTTCTTCATGAATAGAAAGAGTTTCTTCAGACATATCTTCTTCGATACCTTCTTCGTACTCTTTATCTTCATCTTCTGCTTCCACTTCAACTTCTTCTGCCATAATTTCAGTGATTGAACCACCTTCCGTGCGAATGGAGACACCTCCCTCCAACGCGTGTTCACCATCTGGAGCTGGTACATTACCATCTGGTGTTACAACGAAAATTGGTAAACCAACTGCAAGTTCATCTCCCTCATAGACAAGGGTTAATTCGCCATCAGCTGATTTTATCTCACCAAAAGTTTGTTCAGTAGTTTCTTCTACTGTCTCTTCAGACACAGTTTCTTCTACTGCTGGAGCATCTACAAGATTGAAGTGTTTTTTAACTAATTGTCTTAGTTCTTCTTTGTTCATTTTTGACTCCTATTTTGGTTTTTAAATTAGTGATTAGAACGAACCTACCTTTGCCTTTGAATCTACAACTACTAACGTCTCTCCATTAGTCAACTTATATCTTCCATCAGGCATAATAGCTTTTCGCTCACCATCTTCTAGTATGAAAACTACCAAGGTTTCGTGGTCTATTACGATTTCAGTTCCACCTTCAGTAGTTCTGTAATAGAATTTATGTTTACTTGCATTGATAATTTTATCTGCGAAGTAACCTTCAACAGAATAACCTTTCACAAGGCCAGTTTTAACATAGTTATTCCATACATTCTTATTACGTACTTTCATGATACCCATCCAAGTTCCTTTAGGGTATTGTTTTCCTGTCAGTACGTATGATTTATCTTTTTCTGAATCATCAACTAACCAAGATTCCACAAGGGTAATATCATCTAACTTAGAACCATCTGCGTGTTCATAGTTGACGTTATCTTGGTATTTGTTTTCCATATATTTGTAGGCGATAGATTCGATAGTATCTTCTGAAAAATACACGAAATAATCACCGTTGATATCATCATATCGATAAATTAATTTCTTTGGTACCATTAAAGGCCCAACCAATAATTGTTTTTCTTTACTTTGTTCTGCAAAGTTTGAAGTAATTACACCTGCTGTTTGTGCTACACTTTTACCGTTTGGATTACGGTTCATGGTTGGTATTGGATTTACTGATGTTGCTTCATCTTCTGATTGCTCAAATTGAGTTATCTCTTTACCATCATCAGCTTTCCACTTTCTTAATCTTGTCCAATAATGTCTACATCCATAAGAACCTTTGTAAGTAAAGATATCATAGATACCGAATTCAGAATTCTCACCTTGAATGGTAAGTTTGTTGATATCTTCTTTACGATAAATTAAATCTTTATCTAACAATCTTTTACAGAAGGTTCTATTCTTAGAATCTCTTGGACCTGTATATTGGTATCTTATTTGAAATTTACCATAATCTTCAAGACTGGAAAGATTGGGTTTAGAAGATATTGCGAACTGTTGTTCATCTTCTACAATAACCCAACCTTGTTTTTCCAAATCTTTCCTACTCTCTCCTACCTCAAATAATTTATTGAGTATCTTCTCTTGAGTTTCTATTGGTAAATCACTTATATTCTTTCTCTCATCAACGATGTCTTCTAACACGAGGTTTAGTATCTCTTCATCGAGATAATCTCTTATAACCTCAATATGCCCATCCATATAGGATACATCGTGTTCCATTCCGAGTAGTTCATCGATTTCTTTCATCAAATCATAGAAATCATCAAGTAAAACTTGTGCTTCACCTAATTGTTCTAATTCTGCTACTTTATTTTCGAGAACTTCTGCTTCTAATTTAAAAATATTATCTGCAATCTGTGCAGCTGAACGAATCATTCCCGCAGTATCTTCATCAGGGTTCATTTCCATTAAATGA